GCGCACCACAGATGCCCACAATCTCATCGTCAATCTCAGCAAGCCATATGCCAACACTGTCGTTTTGCAAGGATGACAGGTAGAACTGAGAATACCCGGCTGCGTCGAACCCAATGACACCGTGCATGGGTGACGCCATATGAAACGACTCTGCCAGCACAATGTACTTCGGCAGGTCTGTTTCAGTGGCTTTGCGAACAATCATCAGGTCACCTCGCGTCCGCTGACGCGCATGTTGATGGCGCTGGCGGTTCCAGCGATTGTACTGATGAAGTCGCCGGGGTTCAAAACCTGCCCGACCAACTCGGGAAACGTGTACACCTCGGACGGCTGAAGCGCCTTGGTCTTGGTGATCAGGTTGCTGTTGCCAGCAGACCCAGCCAGAGTGACCAAGTTGACCGAGATCGTGGCAGCACTGGCGCTGTAATTGGTCGCCGTGAACTTGTCGATGATCGTGGTCACACCGTTGGCGGTGTACTGGGTTGTCTGGGTGTTTGCCACATCTTTTGATGGCACCAGATTTTTGACGATGACTGTCATTCGGGTTTCTCCTTATTCCAATTCCAACGAGTTGTTGGAGTCGTATTTCGTCATTATCCAACTTGTGCCGTCAGAAACCAAGGTGGCGTTCGCACCGGCAACCGCTTGCAGGATCGCAGTGCCCGCAGACCCACCGGCCAGCGGCACCACATTACTCGAAGCTGACACAAGGGTCTGGTCTTGGTAGTTTTGAAAGTTCAACACTCGGCCAGTGTTGGTCGAGGGGGTTGGCAGCGTTACGGTACAGCTTGAGCCAGATTTGTTGTTGATCAGCCAGCGGCCACCGTGAAATCGGCGGTCTTGGTGACGGGCGCAGACGACAGTGAGTTGATTGCGGCATTGATGGCCGCAATGTCAACCGCTGGCTGCACCTCAAGCGCCTGAATCTGCTTTTGCAACTCAGCAATCTGGTCAAGCGCACTCCCTTGACTCGGCTGTGTCTGCAATTCCTGCGCCAGCGTCTGAAGCAGTGCGTCATAACTGGCAATCAGCGACTCGGCGCTGGGGCTAACCACTGGGTCGTTTACAACGTCATTCGCCACGTTGTTCAACGACAGGAAGAACAAATACCACGCCCTGCTGACCAGACCCGTGTTAGGGTCAACCAGCGGCACCCGTGGAGGCGTGATGATTGGGTTAAGCATTCGTCGGACTCAGCAGCAGTTCAGCGCCCATGATGACGATCTTTACGGGGTCAGTGCCTGACACCTCGTAAACGCGATCACGCAGCTTCAGGGTCATGCCCAGTCTGCGCCAGATGGCGCGGCGATAGTACTCACCGATCTTGCCGATGCTGATCCAGTGCTCGTTGGACCATGTGTGCCCACCATCGTCGGACCAGCGCAGCATGACCTGTGGGTCGCTGCCTTGACCAAGGTTCAGGCCAGTGCCTGACTCGCAGTCAAGCTGGAGGCTGTGGTGTGCAGTGCGCTTGAGGTTGTTCTGACCAGTGGGTAGTGCTCTCCACGAGCGCAGCCACTTTTGAATCTGCCCGTTGTCCGAGTAGTCTTCCAAGTCGAACGAGTAGATGTTGCCATTCTCGAAATCGCCCACAACGACCTTGTTGTTGAACGACATCTGGCAGTTGCTGCGGTGGCGGGTGAACGCGCCATTGGCAAACCCTGCCCTCTCGTGCCATGCCTGTGTGGCGGCATCGTATACCCATGTGGTGTTGGCCGTGGGAAAGATGAGCACATAAAAGCTGTGGCCGTCTTGCTGGTACGTGTAGGCGATGGCGTCAGTGATGTCAGCGTACTGCTGAATCTGCCACTCGACAGCATGGGTCGAGATGCGTTGACCAGCGTAGCCGTTGGCCCGGTAGACGATGCCCTGACCACGGCGGTCACGGCCAAGCCAGAACAGACCGTTGTCCATCTTGGCGATGGAGTAGGGGGCAGCGCAGCCCAGTTCGTTGAACGCACCGGGGATGCGCTCAAGAGGGAAGTCCAGCGCAGCGGTGTCAGACCAGACTTCAATCGAGTTGGTGCCAAAGGCCCAGACCTCGCGGAAGTTGGAGATTACGGCTACCAAGCCGTCAGGGGAGGCTGCGGTTGGCTGAAACTCCAGCGGGTCGATGGATGTGCCGTCCAGAAAAGCTGTGACCCACATATTTTGACTGTTCGGCTCGTTAAACACGAAGTAGCCGTCCAAGTAGGCCACAGTCACCGCGCCTTTAAAGTCCGGGTCAGTGATCTGACCAAATGCGTTTGTGTTGGCGTTGTAGATGTAGCTGGGGCCGTTGGCTGCGATGAACAACTGGGTACCGTTGTCAGCCATGCTGACAGGACCAGTGCCTGCCACGGTGCCGATCAGCGTGGGTGCGTAGGCGTTGTCGATCTTAAACAACTGGTTGCCCGACACCACAAAGCCCACCCCATCGTTGGACGAGAATGCCCACAGGCCACGGATCGGGCCAAACCCGATTGTGTTGAGCAGGTTCAGGCCGGGAGCGCGGTTCAAGAACGCAGGCTCCTTGCCAGCCTCGGGCACGATCTCGGGGAACAGGTTGACCATGCGGGCATCCGCAGCGTTGACACTGCGGGCCACGTAGGATGAACCGAGGATGGGCGTCTTCATCAGAAGTTACCGGCGTAGATGTTGAACCGCTGACGGTTTGCCACCACGGCGTAGGGCAAGCTCATCACATCGTATGGGTTGTTGATGCGCTTCAGGTTGCGCTTGCTCGTCATGGCGATGCGCTGCACCTGCGGTGAAGGCTCCACACCAAACTCGGGTGCGATCTCCATTGCCAAGTTGTAGGCAAAGGCCCGCATGTAGCCCGGTGGGAAGAACAACTCGGTATTGAGCAGCGCAGGCTGCGTCAACTCCTGCACCGAGATAAAATGCCACTCCAAAACCTGCGTGGGTCGGGGGTACACGTACATCTCCACGTTGGGGAACGTGTTGTTGACAAAGATTACCTGCGGAAAGGTCGATGTCGATGTCTTGACAGCGATGCCGTTGTATTGGTCTTGGTTAATGAACTTGATGCCATACGACACGCCGCTGGGGGCTTTGTAGTAGGTGCCGTCATCGAGTTGGATGGGGCGGTTGCCCACAAAGTCACCAGTTGGGCCAAGGGTGCGCTTGATCTCACCAGAGGGCCACGAGAAGATTTGATCTTGAGTGCAGAACACGGACAGACGCTCGGTGTTCCACGAGTCGATCATCTGGTTCATTGCAACCAGAGCGTCTTGACTTGTTGCCGCTGACGCCGTTTCACCTTCGGCAAGAATACCAAGCAGCCTGAGTGCTCGGTTGATCTGGTCGCCAGCGGTATAAGCCATTTCAGTTTCCTTCGGATTCGTCGCTTGCCGAAGTCAGAAAAGAGGGGACTTCGTTGGGCTGTTCGACAGGTTGATCGGTCACTTTGCGTGAGTACTTGCGCTTTGGCGCTTCGACTACCGGCTCGGATGCCACCTCGACAGGTGTGTCAGGATTGTACTGCGTCCAGCCGTTTTTTTCATCCATCTCAAGCTCGACTTGATTGGTGGCAACTTTGGCACCGTGGATAGGGTGTACGAGAGTGACGTTCATTTGATTCTCCATGTGAAAACGGGGCCGAAGCCCCGTTCTACCAGTTGCTCAAGAATTAAGCAACGCGATATGCGGTCCAAGTGCCATCGCCGGTTTTACGAGCGAGGAATCGGGCCGATGTGTTGGCGCTGACAGCAGCCACGCCAACGATGGTCCAGCCAGTGCCGACAACCAGAGTTGCAGCGTTGGTGCCACCGATGTTAATGATACCGAACTCAAATGCGGAGTTCACTTTCTGTGCGCTAGAAACGTCAGCTTCCAGATCGGCCACGGTGGGCAGAGTCAGGTTGACGGCAGCGCCAGTGTATGTGAACAGACCATTCGACAGTTGAGCACCGGTCAGAGTTGCTGCGGCTGTCAGTGCTACGGGAGCACCTTGAACCGTCAGATTAGCTTCGCCGATGTTGCCGTCACCAATTTGATAACCGCCTGCGCCGTTTGGGAGTGCCATGATAATTTCCTTTCAGAGAATGATTTTGAACGCAGGGGCCGAAGCCCCCGCCTTGGATTAGCCCCAGATGCGGCAACCCATTTGTGGACGAATAGTGTTGTAACCGTACAACACGTCAACACGGCAAGGCATACGGTCGTTGTTGATGTCGTACTGACGAACAACGCGCAGGCTGATACCGTTGTGAACGGCACGGCTTGCCATGTCAACGCCTTGTGGCAGCAACAGGTCAGCAGTGGCGAACGCGATGGCGTCACGGTGGTACACCATGTTCTGTGGGTAGCTGGTCGAAGCAGCACCAACGAACACGACAGCCTTGCCGGTAGCAGGCAAAGTCACCATAGTGCACAGGGCGTTACCAGCCGAGTACATAGGAGCCACGGTCACAGTGGCAGTTGTGCTGGATGTCGAAGACGACAGGGCCACGAACTGGAACAGCGAACCGGTGGACTCACGAGTCTGTGGGTTGGCAGCGTAGCAGTCAGCGATGGTGAACACGTCACCAGCGTTGATGGTTTCGCCGGAACCGACAGTCAGAGTCAGAGTGGTTGCGCCTTCGGAGGTTACAGCAGCGCCGGTTGTGTTGCCAGTGGCAGCACGGGTGCCGCAGGTGTGAACCTTGATCGACTGGCTCATGTTGACTTCTTCGTAGCCCAACACTTGCTCACCCATCATGCCGTTCTTGAACTGGCGAGAGATGACATCTGTGGGGTTGAAGAAACCAGACAGGCCGTTGACCAATGCAGCGTTGGCGGCAGGGTTCACGGTAGCGTAGCGAGGCGACATGGTGGCGGCGTTCTCGTTCAGCTTCTGCTGGGCTTGCAACAGCACCAAGGCAGTGGCAGGGGCGATGCCGGGAGTACCGACAGAGTTACCCACCAGACGGTAGGCGTTGGCAACGTCAGCGTCCACGGTAGAGGCCAACTGGCTGATACGTGGCTTCAAGACACGCTCTGCGAAGTCGTCCAACTGCATGGTCAATTCAGCGGATGTGAAGTTGATACCGATGTGCTTCTGGCTGGAAACAGTCAGAGTGGTGAACTGTTCGTTGTCGTCCTGAACTTGCAGGGCGGCACC